CACTATCCTCTTCGTCGGCAGCGTCAGATGTGTATAAGAGACAGCTTTAGATAAGTTGAATTGTCTGGGGGAAACGATCAGGGTGTCACCGCTTTTGGTTAACTGGACAATCGCTTGGGCGGGGAGATTGGAGCGCAATAGATCGCGCCAAAGGGGGAGCAAGTCGCGGATCAAGATTTTATCATCAGGGGTAATCAATTTGTCTTCAATCAGGGCTGTGATAACTTGGCTGGCGCGAATACGGGTTTCTGGCGAGTTATGCTCGTTCCAGAGTTGCGCCTTATCTGACAGATCCACAAGAGTGGGGAGGGTGGTGATAAGTGGGGGGATTGCGCGAGTAGCAGGCTTATTGATGATTGTATCTAAGATGCCAAAAACAATTTGCTGCACCTCGGCGCTTGGTAATGGTGTGGGTGTGGGTGTGGGAACTGTGGCGGCAAGAATGCCTCGGCGGGCGCGTTCACGCTGGATAATATTGATCCGATTCTGGGGCATGTAACAATGCTGCATTTGGGAGTCTATGAGTTCCCAATAGCGTTTGTTATGCTCTTTGAGTTTAAGATTGTCGTAGAGAGGGCGATCTGGAAGCTCTGCCATTTTTGCTTGAGTCAGTTCTTGCCATTTGAGAATACAAGCGCGTTCGACTTCATAAAGCGAGGTTAGTTCGTCATCACTGGCACAATAAATATCATCATAGTGCGTGTGATTGGGAGAAGACATCATTGATAGTTGGCTCACAGTGTAAACTCCTTTTCTTGAAAATTATGCCCTTTTGGGGGCAGGCTAACGGACAGATGGGTTAATTCATCTTTTTTCCTCCGAACATTAAGATTAGTATGAAGTTCTAAAACTTCACTTAGCAAAAATGGTAAGATTAAGTAGTGTAATAATTAACAACTGAGGAAACTTATGATTAAATTGGGTGAGGCGGTGGAGGTATTTTTGAGTAACTATGAAGATCGCCGCAAAACATATTGGAGTTATCACAGTATCTTGAATCGGATGAGCGTTTCATTGGGAGCGGATCGTTATGTTGATGCAGTGACTCCGATGGATATGGAGCGATATTTAGCCGACCTCAAGAATAACAATTTGCGATATATAGGGCATCCTCACCGACCAAATCGCAAACACAGGTTGAGCCAAGCAACGGTTCGGAAACACAAGAAGGCAATAAAATACTTTTGGGCTTGGTTAGTCAAAAAACGGGAAGTGGAACATTCCCCCTGTGGTGACTGGGTGATTGGATCGCAGAAAGCCGCGCTAGATCACAAGATGGTTCCAACGATGGAAGAAATCAGAATGATTTTGCAGGGATTCTACGGAAACAGAAGGAATTATGCCCTATTTCGGTTTTTGGTAGATACGGGTTGCCGTGCGGGTGAGGCGGTGAGCTTGGAAATTGATAAACTTGATATTGATAGGGGAATTGCTGAGGTATGCGGCAAATTTGGCAAGTCATATCGGGTATTTTTTAGCCGTGAAACTGCTATTTCGTTGGCGTTTTGGTTACTGGAACGTAAACCAGTCGAGGGGAATAATTATGTGTTTCCCATGACCAGAAGACGAAAAGAGCGCGAGGAAGATGAGCCAGAGAGCAGTTATAGCTTCAATGAGCCACATTTGCACCCTGATTCAGTAAGCAGAATGCTTTACCAAATGTGTAAGAAACTGGGGATTCGGCGAATTTCGGCGCATATGATTCGATATTTTAAGGGGACTCAACTCGCTAAGGCGGGTGTGCATCCATCGGTGGCGGCTCGGATTTTGGGTCATGAGCCTGATAATTTGGAAACGGTAGCGAAATTTTACACGCAAATTGATGATGAGTGGGTGAGGGAAGCATCGGCAAAAACGCACGTGAGTTTGCTGGATGAGCGCCACATTGATCCTATTCAGATAAAGCAAAAAAAGATAACATAACCGCGCAAGTAAGCGCACTTATATTCATGCTAAAATGCATGGAGTACAAGAGGTCCTGCGTTCGAGTCGCAGTACCCCGACCTGCCGAAGGGCAAAATAAGCCGTCGTTGCGCGGTTTCTGGTACGCCAAGATTATAACCTTCTTCTCGAATGAAGGATGTAGATTTTGCCCAAATCTGTTATAATCGTTTCCAGAAGCGTATTAGATTGTTAAGGTGCTTCGAATGGCTTATAACTAAAAACGAACTTGGAAGTTCGACAAGAAGAACAGTGTGTTGTTTAGTTGACAGGAACACTGTTCTTTTTTTGTTAAAGTTCATCCGACAAAATACCTGTCTGATAGAGGGAAGTATAACGCCAAGTTTAATTATTTGTCAAGCCTTGGCGCAAATAAGATTCTAATACCTCAAATGGTTCTCAGAATCTATTAATGTTACGAGATGGTAGATTACAAGAATGATTTGATGATGGCGAAAATAACCGAAAGCACGATTATAAAGCCAATGAACCGAATAAGCGGGTCGTCGGGTTCTGGATTTTCGGGGTTATTCCATTTTTTGCGGTTACGGTAAAACTGTTTTTTACTCATAAAGGGGATTATAGCACAGGTGTTTGATATAATTCAAAATGGAAAAAAACGTAAGAGGGGAGCGAGATCGAGCGCTCTGCCGTTGAGACTCAGAAGAAATAATGAAACAAATGAACCACCTTCCATACAGGTGGTTTTTTATTTTAGGTGTTCGGAAAGCGAACAGCTAACGGTTCGGAAACCGAACACATAAGGGTTCGGAAACCGAACACTTTCCTTTATATATATTGAGTATAGAGAGAGAGATGAGAAACGCTACGCTTTTTTGACCTTTTAAAAGCCAAGGGAAAAACGCTAAAATTGGTCTTGAGGGGGTGATCGGGTTTACACAACCCAATCCTCTGGCGAGGTCATCCTCTCAAGCAATTATCAGGAGGTGGGCAAATGGAAGAGAAAAAACAAGTTATTGGGGCGCGTGGGGCAGGGATTATATTTGTAGTAGCAATAGCGGCATTTTTAGTTATATCGGCGATTAGTGGCGAAGATACGCCTAAGACTAACCAAACCGTGACAAATACGCCAAAATCGGCAAATACAGCTACCCCTCAACCGCGTGACGAGCGCATGATTTTTGCAGCATTAGAAGATCAAGGTTTGCCAGTGGAACGGATTAAACGCTCAGAGAATATGTTAGGTTTGGTAGCAGCGAGTAGTTCCAATGGTTTCGATAATGACGGTTTGTACCAAGTTTATATGGTGAATGAATTCGTATTGGCGAGCGTTAACCATTATCGTTCAAATCCATTGAATGCCCCAACGACATTAGAGATTTTATTTTACACAGACAATTCGCTGTCACATGGTTACCGATTTTCCCTAGAGAGGGCAGGGGAGTATGTTGATGGAGAAATGACGGTGGAGGAGTTTTTTAATTCAACTGCGAAAATCAGCCCAAGGTGAGAATCCCGCCTAAAGCGGGATATGGCTAAGACAACAATAAAACCAGAACAGTTGTCCGTATTTGTATTATAACTGCAAGCCTTTGATAAGGCGGGTTATCTAAGATTGTTTTTTATGGTCAACTGTAAAATTATGAACTATATCGGTTCTTGGTGGGCTGATTTTATTTAAATTGGCAACTACTCGCCCGTAATTGGCTTCTCGCCAATCGCCTGCTTGGTAACGCTGGGCATCATCGGTGAATTTTTGGCGGGCGAGTTCGCCAATTTGCAAAACCCCTTCATTGGCTAGGTAGCCAGTAACCTGAATACTCTCAATCAACTGGGTAATTCCGAGGGGGCTGTTTTGAACTGCATTTTGGGCAGTCTCAAGAATAAGGGCTATTTCCTCTGGGGTGAAAAAACTCTCTGACATAACTATTCCTTAAGGTCTTTGTTCGCGAAAGCGTAAATAGGCTGGATTGACACGGTAGCCGCCGCGCTCACTGATTCTAATCAGCAAGTGATAATGGCTCATTTCGACCAAGTAGCGACGGCAAGTACGCTCTGATATTCTAAACGGCAATATATCCACCAAACGAGAGGCGTGAATCCGCTCGTCGGGCATGAATGCCAGGATGTATTTCATTACCGTATAATACACATGTTCCATACTTCTATTTTATCACAGGTTATAGTCTCCTGATTCAATTTTGGTAATGATCTTTTTTAGATCATCCGTAAGTTCTGAATCTGGCAAATCATCCACCAAGTTTGCCAAGGTTTGGGCAACGGCATGGGGTGGGGTAATTTGTCTGTCCGTTAGGAGAAATTAGGGGGAATATCATGAAGGTGTTGGATGTACAGTGTTCTGTGGCGTGGGGGTGTACTCACGCCTATTAGCCGTTTTAGCCAGAGGGGTTAGTGTAATGTTTTTAGCATCAACTGAATCTGAGGTTTTGGGGGCAACTTACCGCGAATTAGGTATAGCAGGATTAGCAATTATTGTGGTTGCCATCATAACCTATTATTTTACGCGGGCAGGAATCAAAAATGACGACAATAACTCGAAATTGTCGCAAGGTATTTTGGCATTGGCGAATAATATCAATGGTCAAAGCGTGTTGCTGAAGGCATCAGTGGATAAACAGACCGAAGCCGTTTTAGGGCAAACCGAGGCTTCAAGAGAGTATGCCACTGTTTTGAAAGCCATGTTAACCGCCAGTGAGGCGCTAGTTATGCAGAATGCCGCGAACCAAAAAGAAATTGCTGCCATGCGGGAAAGTGCGGATAAACAGAGGGAAGCTGCCGTGAGCCGTGATGCTCGCCTGGACAAACTACTGGAAACAGTAGGGGGAAATTTGGCAGTCAGTGAGAAAACATTGCAGGCGGTGACTGCCATCAATACCGCCATCGAAGCCCAAAAAGCAGAAATTGAAAAACAGCATTCCGCACAAATCGGCAAATTGGATGATTTGAAAACCACTCTATCAGAAATGGTGAGCGCATTGGTTAAGCCACCTGTGACTGATACCGCCGAAGCTGTTACTGCCTAGTTCGCGTAGTGAATTTATTCAACATAAAAATAGTGTGCATAGGATAGTGCATAAAATGGCTGGAAACAAGAGAACTGCATCAGAAAGAGCCGCTCATCTGCGAACTATTGAGCAGTTGTATCGCCGTGAACATAAAACCCAAGCCGAAATTGCCGCGATTTTGAAAATTGACCAGTCAACTGTCAGTCGTGATGTTCGCGTCATTTGCAAGCGAATCGGTAAGGAATTGCAAAAAGACGCCTTAGCGAATATTGGCATGATCCTAACCCGACTGGAATATATTATTGATGAGGCTGATGCGGCTTGGCGCAAAACCAAGGATGATCCGCGATTCTTAGGAGAGCAAACTAAAGCCGTCCGTGAAATGATGAAAGCCCTAGGATTGGATCAAGTTTCTATGATAGACCTTGGAGGGGCGCAAAATCCGCAGGTGAATTTGATTGTGAATCGTGTGCCGTCCAGAAGCGAAGCCGAAACAGATGCAGGTGATGAAGATGACGACGATTGAACATCAACTTATACCGATTGAGGCCGGCAGTTATAAATTTGAGTGTGAGGTGTGCGGGAAACTTTTCAAACAAAATCATCATCTCGGTTTTTGTTTGGGTGTGAAAGTTTACGAGTGGGGGAAGTGGGGTGAACTGCTCACCAAAAAGCAAATGTCTGAGGCAGGTTTTCAAACAGGCAATAAATTGCCCAAACCTGTGGGCGCGTGCTATCGGGCAAAGTCTCCAAATGGTGTTATGTGGTTATATGATCCATCCCAAGGCATCCCCAAAAAACAGATGACCCAAGAGGAAAAAGATAAGCGCAAGGCAGCTGTCAAGGCTAGCCGTATGTGTCCTCAATGCGGCATCCGTGAACGATGGCAGACTACCACACGCACCAAAAGAGGCTGGACAACCTATAAAACCCGACTCGCCCCCATTTGCCAAATTTGCCAAGATGAAAATGATGATGAGTTGCGAAGGGCAGACTTGGCAGAGTGGGCGCGGGGTTTGTATGGTAAGGGGTTTCTGGTATTGGACACCGAAACAAGCGGATTGTTGGAGTGTGGCAAGGCAGAGATTTTGGAAATTGCCATCATCAATCAGGACGGCGAAACGTTGCTCAATACTCGCCTGAAACAGTTTCATCATACTGGGGTAATTATCGCTGGCAAGCCTTGGAGGGTGGCGACCATACCGCGCTGGGGGATGCACAGGCAACGCTCAAAATTATGGGGATGATGCGCGGTCATGGTGGGTATTTAGAAGCAAAGGGCGTTTTAGCCAGCCTTGATTGGGAAGGCGAAAGCGCGGAAGAAAGTATCAGGAAAACGCGCTGAGTTTAGATAAGACTGTTTATCAGTGGCAAAAACGACGCTCAAAAAGCAAGCTCTGAATATTCCCCAGTTTTCCCCCTACGGCAAACAATTTGATTTTGTGATGAATGAGGCTCATTTTAGCCTCGCCAATGGGGGTATTGGCTCTGGTAAGTCAATAGGTGGGGCGATGCGGGCGATATTGGCTAGTATGGGGCAAATTGGGCAGACCAAGATACAAACGCCTAATTTGGGTATTGTTACCGCTCCAACTTATCCCATGCTCCGAGATGCAACGCTGCGAACCTTTGAAGAATATGCAGGCGACCTCATCAGCAAGTTCAACAAATCCGAAATGCGGGCAACGATGCTGAATGGCTCGGAGGTGCTGTTCCGTTCTGCGGATAATCCCGATAGATTGCGCGGTGCGAATATAACTTGGTGGTGGGGGGATGAAGCCGCCTATACTCCTGAATACCTGTGGAAGGTAATGGTAGGGCGCTTGCGGCAAGGTGGCAAATTGGGCTATGCGTGGTTAACCACCACTCCGAAGGGGCGCAACTGGATTTATAAAAAGTTCGTCAACAATCCGCGCAAGGGGTATGTGAAGTTTCAATTACCTACGCGGGATAATCCTTTTTTGGATTTGGAGTTGATTGAAGAATGGGCTTTAGCCTATGTGGGTGATTTTGCCCGCCAAGAGTTGGACGGTGATTTTGTTGCCTTTGAAGGTCTGATTTATCCCGAATTCGATCGGGGTAAGCATGTGTCCGTTAGCACAGCCAAGACAGGCTATAAATATTATATTGCTGGCGTGGATTGGGGATTTAATAACCCCGGTGTTATCTTGGTTGGCGGTGTGGATTCGGATGGCGCAATTTCGATTGTGCATGAGGAGTATCAACGCCAAAGACAGATTGACGAATGGGCAAACGTTGCCTACCAAATCCGCGAGATGTACCCCGTTGAAGAATGGTTTTGTGACCCCAGCGAACCTGAATATATCAAGAAATTCAGGGACAAAGGGCTAAATGCAAAGTCGGCTGATAACACGGTTAACGCGGGAATCCAGTCAGTAAAAAAACGTTTGGTGGTGAATAGATTGAAGTTATCCTCAGAGGCAGCGAATACCGTGAGCGAGTTTGAGCAGTATCAGTGGATGAGTGGAGCAAAGAATAGTGAATCATTTGATGATCGCCCACTTAAATCTAATGACCATGCAATGGACGCTTTGCGGTATTTGATCTTCAATCACGATGCTCGTCAAACAGGGGTGATCGGAGTCAGGGTGCAGGAATACGCATGACGACATTACAGCTAGCTTTAGGATTGTTATCCAAACAAATTGCGGTGGACGCTTGGACGGCGGATTATTCAGATCGCGGGACAAAGGTCAAGCAATATCGTGATTATGTGGATGGTGACCAAGATGCAAAGCTCACCAAAAATAGGCTCGAACAGCTTAATTTACCCATTGGAACCAAATCGGCATTTCAGGCGAATTACTGCGATAAAGTGGTGCAGACATTCATCAACCGTATTGTGCTGGAAAAAATCACATCTGATAACGATACCGCCAATAAATGGGTGGATATGGTTTGGGATGACAATAGCTTGGATGAATTGCAGATCGAAGTGCATGAAGCTGCAATCCGTGATGGTGACACCTATGTGATGGTGTCAACTGTGGACGGCAAGCCTGTTATCAGTCATGAACCTGCTTGGGATGGATCAAGCGGGATGATGGTTTTTTACCTGAATGCAGGTGGGCGCAAAACCGTGACGGCAGCCATCAAAGTTTGGACTGAAATGGATGTTCTGCGGGTAAATATTTACTATTCTGATCGAATAGAGAAGTTTAGTAATGCAGGTGGCAACGGTTTGAAGTTGTTGGAGACTTTGCCATGGCTTGACCGCAATCGCGCTCCGCTTGGTGTGCCTGTCGTTCATTTCCGCAATCGCGCTAAAACTCACGAGGATTTCGGTCTTAGCGAACTTGAAAATATCATCCCCTTGCAAGATGCGCTGAACCGTACCATTCATTCAATGGTTATGGCGGGTGAATTCACTGCCTTCCAAATGTATTACACGATTGGGCTTCCCGCACCCAACAAAATCCAGCCTGGCAGCATTTGGGAATATACCCAAAAAACGCCAGATGGTAGAGATCAGTTAGGGCTTGATCCATCTCGAAAAACCGAACTTGGAACATTCCCACAGGGTGACTTGGCACCGTTTATTAATGAGTGCATGTTTTTTATTGAGCAGATTGGGTTTATATCGAATATGCCATCCAAAGAGATGATGGCATCGAGCGCGGCATCTGGTGATGCTTTGAAAGAGCGCGAATCGGAGCTACTTGGTAAGGTGCGACGATTTGAGACTTCGGCAGGTAGTCGTTGGCGAAAAGTCTTTGACTTGGCTTGGAGTTTGCAAAACACATTTGGCGAGATTCCGCCAATGTACACCCGCTTATATCCTGATTGGCAAGCGGCAGAGATGCGGAATGATGCCGAGTTGGTGAGTATTGCCAAGAGTATCCGTGATGATATTCCGCGTGATGAATTTTTGCGGTTGGTCGGAGTGGTCTGGGGTTGGGATGATGCAAAAATCAAAAGCATCATTCAAGCGAAAGCCGCCGAGGAAAATCAATTATTGGCAGCCTTCCAAGGTCAATTGCCAGAGTTTACACAACAAAATCAAGTTTAGTTTGGAGGATTAATAGATGGCAGATGTAACGGTAACAGCAGCAAGTGTGGTGGCATCTGATGATGCTGTTCGTAAAACAGGCACAGCAGGTGAAACGATTACTGCTGGTCAACCCCTGTATTTGGATGCAGCAACAGGTAAATTGAAAAAATGCATCAACACTGGCTCGTCTGAAGCTGCCGCAGTCGGAATTGCTTTGCATGGCGCAAGCCTGAATCAGCCTGTTCAATATGTTAGCGATGATCCTGAATTCACCGTTGGTGGCACCGTGGCGGCTGGCTCAATTTATTGTGTGAGTGGCACAGCTGGCGGGATTGCCCCTAGTGCTGATCTTGCCAGCGCGGATTATGCCACAGTGTTGGGTGTTGGTATCAGTACCAGCAAGATCAAACTCAAAATCAATGCATCTGGCGTGGCTGTGCCTTAATCAATCTACTTCGTAAATTACGAAGTTAGAGGAGATTCTTTATGGATGAAGTGAAATTGCGGATTGAGCGAGCATTAGCCCAGCTGGGGCGTGAAATGGGCAGTTTGCCTGATTGCGCCTTCCAAGTGACGGTTAGTGATGGATCAATCCAAGTTGAAAAGGCGGCAACAAGCGCATTTAAGAATGTGCGGAAGGTCGGCAAGAATGATGAAACTTTCGGGGATGCTTTGCCATCCACTTTAGATAATTGAGTTTATCATGGGTAATAGAACTGGCAACATTCCAGATATATCTCGGCTGATTCGCGGTCTGCTTGACGCGAATTACGAGCGGATTGTTTCGCCAGTTCTGCGATCCATTGCCGCCAATCATACCACTGGCGCAATGAAAACCCGCATGGATCAGCTAGAGGCAGAATTAGCACGATTGGCTGAGGCGGGTGAAAAGCTCCAGATTGATAATCCTGTGTTGGCGGCGTGGTTTGAATCTTTTGAGGCGACGCTGGAACGGGATCGGGAATTGATTAATTCCATCGCGGCGCAACTGCAAGCAGGCGGTATTGATGCGGCAGAGAAACTTACCCCCCAAATTACCTTCAATGGATTGCCTGCAAGTGTACGAGCGGCTTGGAATATGCCTGATCCTGAAGCGGTGGCGGCGGCGGTGGATTTCGTAAACAAACCCGCATGGGGTCAAGAACTGACCAAAATAAACGCCAATACGCTGGGGGTTAGTCGGAATGTGGTTATTCGGGGAATTGCAACAGGACGACCACCATTAGCAACTGCGGCTGATCTGCGGCGATTAAACGCTGAATTGACGGTGGCACAAGCACGAACCATCACGCGCACGGGGTATTTGGCGAGCTATCGTCAGGCAGCCGCAATCAATCAACTGGAGAATAGCAACATTCTGGAAAAGCAAATCCGAGTGGCGGTTTTGGATGAGCGAACCTGCATGGCGTGTGTTATTCAAAATGGGGATGTACTGGAAATCGGCGAGGTTGTTAAAGATCACCAGAGTGGGCGCTGCACCTCGGTGGCGATTGTGAAAGGCTATCCTCGCACAATCCAGAGCGGGCAAGCGTGGTTTGAGAAGCTCCCTGAATCGCAGCAACGCTCCATGATGGGGCAGCAAGCGTTTGATGATTGGAGTGATGGAAAATTTAGCCTGCGCGATTTTATTCATCCGTATCGAGATGATGTATTTGGTGAAATGGTGCGGCAAGCATCACTTAAAGAGATTTATTTGAAAAAAGGTTATTGAGAGCTAGGTAATATTTTTTAGGCATGGAGATGCTGAACCTATGAATATGTGGAAATTGAAAGCACAGGGATTGGTACCGATGAACGCGGAGGCGGGAGGCGCTACTGGTTCGGGTGCAGGCGGGGATGGGGCGGATACTCCACCAAAGAATTCAGGCGGGCAAGCGGAGGCTGGCGCGACCTCTCAAAATAATGATTTGCCTGATTGGGCAAAAGACCCACAACGGGCAGTGGAAGCTAAGCGAACGGTTGATGCGGAAGCAAAAGCCCACCGTGAACGAGCAGAAGCCGCAGAAGCGAAACTGAAGGCGCTTGAAGAGCAAGCCCTGCAAGAGCAGGGAAACTTCAAGGAATTGTACGAAGGCGCTAAGGCAGAGGCGGAAACCCTGAAAGCTGAAAAAGTGACTTTCGAGAAATACCAAACTGCCTTCAAAGAAATTGTGGCAGCGCGATTGAAAACTGTGCCAGCGCACATACGTGAATTGCTAGATGGTCGTGATCCGCTTGACCAGCTTAAATGGCTGGAAAAAAACGCGGCGGCGGTGGCACCACAAGTTGAACCCGATTTGGATGGTGGTAAAAGACCATCTGGAAAGGGTCGTGATTACTTGGGAAGTGAAGAACATATTGCGTCAGCGCGGAAGCGATTCCGCCTAGGACGTTAGATTTAGGAGAATTTTATGGCAGCAATTGATGTAGTGGCGGCAAATGTTCGCCCCTTGACTGGCGCTGTTATTCGTCGCTATTTGGCGGCATCCACAAATGTGGTTGTTGGCTCGGTGGTGTACATGAAGGATGATGGCACGATTGAATTGGCTGATGGTGATAGCCAAACAGCTTGCCAAGCGCGGGGTGTGGTGGTTGGTGTTGGCTTGGGTAAGACTACCGCCGCAGTTGGTGGTGCTTGCGATGTGGTGACACATGGTCCCGTTGAATTGGGCAATACCACCGCAATGACTGAGGGTGCGCCTGTTTATGTGTCTGTCACAGCAGGTAGCATGGATCAAACCGCTAGTGGTACAACTGGCGATTATAACTACATTATTGGTTGGGCTGAAAACCAAACAATTTTGTATGTCCAAGGTCAAATGATTATTCCAACCGCAGTTTAGTGAAGGGATTGTGAACGATGGGGCTTTTAGGATATAACGACTTGAAGCAATTCGCCGTCCCCACTGGTTGGGATGCTGGTGAATTGAGCAAATATGCTTTGGTGGATGGCACAACGGCAGAGGAGTTCTATAACGACTTAACTGCCGCTTTGCAAGGTGAAGCCGAAGCTATGATGAACGATCCATTTTATGGGTTGCTCTTCACGACCACCGAAGAATTGGGCTTGGAATATGCACAGGGCAACACCACTGTCGGGATGGAAGAGCGGACTGAATATGCCCGTTCGGATGCCCGCCGTGATACCACTATTGGGCATATGCTTCCCTTGAATTCCTACGGCAAAGGATTGGGCTTTACCTATGATTTCCTGCGGAAAGCTCGCCGCCGTCAATTGGAGGTGAATATCAGTGGGCGGGTGTATGATGTGCGTCAAACTTTCCAAAAAAACCTGCTGACCCGTTTTTTCTCATCCACTGACAACCAATTGGGCAGCAGTGGTTATGATGTGGCATTCGTCAAGGGTGGTGGTAGTGTGAGCTATATTCCCCCTGCTTATGGCGGGCAAACTTTTGCGGCGACGCATAACCATTTTGATCGCAAAGCCGCCACTGGTGAATTTGATGATGCCTTGGATGCGGGTGTGGGGCATTTGTGGGAACATGGGATTTTTGGTCCCTATATCGGGATTGTTCCTCTGGGGCAAATCTCGACCTATACCGCTTTGACAGGGTTTTATAAACCCCAACGCCAAGAACTGGTTTATCCGAACACCGCAGCTTTGGCTCAGATTCAGGATGAAACCTTCTTTGGTATCTATGAAACCGCGCATGGCTTGGTTTATTTGCACGCCACCCCGCGTTTGCCCAGCAACTATTTGGGCGTAACTAAATCCTATGGGTTTAACAATGATATGAACCCGCTCGCAGTCCGCATTTCGCCCGATTTGCAATTCAATATTGTGGCGATGCGTGGCGAAGGCTTCCGTCAATTCCCAATGGAAAACATGGAAATCATTCATGAACACGGTGTGGGTGTGAATGATCGTCTGAATGGGTATGCCTGCTATTTCAACGCTAGCGGCAACTATAGCAATCCCACCATTAGTTAATTGAGGTGATTTGATGACGTTCACATTTGTGACCAATCCGTTTGATGATATAGCCAGAGTCCGTTGGGCAATCGGGGATTTTGACGAATTGGCTTATGCTTTTGAAGATGAGCTAATTGAGGGTTTGATTACTGAAAACGGGAGCTGGCAATCGGCAGCAGTGGCGGCGGTGAAAGGCTTAATCACTCAGCTATTGATGCCGAACTTCCAAGCGGATTGGTTGCGGGTGGACGCAGACAAAGCAGTTAAGAACTATGAGGCTTTGCTGAGACGCTTGCAGGATGAATACCAGATCGAAGCGATTAGCATCACGATGACTTACCCAACACGCAACGACGGAAACGACACACAGGTGACTGATTACACATGAGCGGATTGGGTTTGAAGCGGGTGATGTTGCGAAGAATGCAGCGATTCTCTGAGGATAACTTTCTCACTGATACCTGCACCATTCAGCGATCTGTACAGGTGAAAACTACCCTGATGGTGAGTTCGCAAAATTGGGAAGTGGTTGGTCAAAGCCTGCCATGCCGATTGATCCGCAACCGTTCTCAAAGTGCCAGCGAAATTGCTGAATTTGGCATGATGGCGGTGATGGATGATGAATATCGTTTGGTTCTGGAAAATGATGCAGACATCTTGGCAGATGATCGTGTGGTTATTGGTGACGAAAATTACCAAGTAACCAGCATCCAAGATGGTTTGACCGATGCATTTTTCAAAACCGCTATCATATGTCGTAAGCGTGGCGCTGACTTTAGATAACGAGGTTTGTCTATGGCAATTCAGGTGAGAGTTGATAGCAAAAAAATGCGGCAGATCATCAATGAACTGCCTCAAAAAGCTGATATTGCCCTAGGGAAGATCGCTGAAGAGATGGTGACAGACATCAAACTATCTATGCAGGGAAGCCCCCAAAATGGTGTCGTCTACACGCGGCGAGGTCGGCGACATATCGCCAGTTCGGCGGGCAATCCTCCACGCCCTGACATGGGCGCGTTGATCGGTTCGATTCGCAAAGAAAATCGCGGAAAACTGACCTACCATGTGATGGATGGCGTTGAATATGGTTTTTGGTTGGAGACGGTTAAAGATCGCCCTTGGATGCAACCTGCGGCTGAGCGGATCGCGGCTAAAATGCCAGCGATTTTGGTGAATGAGTTGGAGATTGAATAATCGTGGCTACTGAACATCATATGAGCGTTCTCAGTAAAGCCACCTCCGCACGGCTCACCGCTAGCGCAGAGATGTGGGCGAATCGGATTGAACGTGCTCCATTGATGCGCGGCGAAGAAAGCCCAATTCAATATCCCTATGTGGTATGTGTGTTTGTGGGTGGCGGGAACCAGATTATGCCAGCGCGTTTGAATAAGCGATATGTTGATATTTTGTGGAGTATCCGCGCCATTAGTGATGATTTGGATGAAGCCTATCGGGCGGCGCTGCGAATCAGTGAATTGTTCGCTAATTCCGACATCCGAAAGGCTAACCCCTTGGATTCCAATTATCCAAATTCTAGTTGGGAAATTTCGAGTGTTACCGAGGGCGAAACGATTGACACCCCTCAACAGATTGAAACGGAAATTTTGTATCACGTTGGGTCTATCTTCCGCGTGATTATGCAGGAGAAATAATTTATGGCGATTCCTTATATTGGCAATGATGATTATCTCGCCATTGATGGCGTGGATATGTCTGAATTTCGGGGTGACATCGAATATAACCCGACGCAAGCGGCGACTGATGTCACTATCGGTAGTGGTAACGATTGGGGACTGACAGGCGAAGGCATGAAGAAAGTCGAAATGAGCATCTTTTTGGCTTATCCAACTGACCCGCTTGATATTCCCAAAGTGTTGGCAGCAGTTACGCCCGGACGTCATACCGTTGTTTGGGGTCCACAAGGGAATGCGGCTGGTTTACCTAAATTCCAATGTGAAATGATTTTCACGGCAGCGCCTGTTGGCGCTCCCATCAAAAAGGATTCAATTCGGGGATTCCAAATCGCGGCAGTGAATGCGGGGATTCCCACTCATTTGATTGGGGTGGATACCTTCTAATGGCAATCGGAACGGCTGAGTTTGAAGATTATTTAGCGATTGACGGCGTAAATGTCAGTCACTTGCTGATTGATGTCAAACTCGGCTCATCTGTTCAAATGATTGAAAATACGGCGGGAACTGAAACTGCCGTTAGCCGTTTCCCGACTGTTGAAGACTATAACCTCAATTTTACGGTTGGGGTAACTGAAAATGATTTGACCCTGTTATTGCCGCTCATCCGAGTTGGTATGCACTCGATTGTTTATGGGATGCGCGGCTATGGCGTGGGAAAACCCAAGCACGCCCAAGATTTCATTGTGGGTGAAAATTCCATCAGCGGCAACGTGAAACGCGGCGAAAAACGCTATTTTTCAGTAAACATGCAGGGGTCGGGCGAACCGATCAGTAATATGTATAACGAGGATACTTTCTAAATGTCAGAGTTAAAAATTGAAGAATTTAACGTTAAACAGGTTAATGAGATATATCGCGCTCAACGACGAATCAATTTGGCGACCAATCAACTTAACCAATTCCTACGTCAATCAATTGACTTAGGGCGGTACTCCTTCGACGAGAAAGCTCAAGAAGAAAGCGAGAAAACTCTCAAATTATTAGAGGATAAAGCGGAGCAAGCAGGCAAAGATATGCGAGCCATTATTTGCAAGGCGATCAAAAGTGTTCCTCGTAATTGGTTGGTTAGTAGTGCGCCAGATACTATTGATTGGTCTAATCCTGAATCAATGGATTATCTGAAGGTAAGTAAAATCCAAGTCATTTTAGATATGGCGACTGGGGCGATTAAAGAGGCTCAAGAAACGGAAAAAAACTAGAGGAGGGTCTGTTCTTGGTGGCAACACAGCCGAATAGATACAGACTTGATGAAGATGAATCCCATTTGGTAACGGTGATGAAGTTGGCGAAATATTTTGGATGCCTGCCTCATCAGGTGGAAGAGATGCCCTATGAGTGGTACTGCAAGTCTCAAGCCTTCATCAGGGCAGAGGAAACCGCAAAGCAAATAGAAGCGACCAAGCGCAAAAACTTGGCAAAGTTAAGGGGTAGAAGTGGCTAGTAAGATTGCATCGGTATATGCCGAACTGACGCTGAAAGATCAGATGTCTCCTGCTTTAAATAAAGCGGAAGGCAATCTGAAAGAATTCGGCACGGGTGCAGTTAAAACTGGCAATAGTATTGCAGGTGCTTTCCTACCATCCACAGCGGCTATTACGGGGATGGGTGCGGCTGTCCTGACAATGGGCGTTGATTATGATCGGAATATGGCTAATATCCGATCCGTAACCGGGCAGACCAAAGGCGAAATGACGGCGCTAGGGCGTGAGATTAACGCCGTGAGCCGTGAATTTACCGCCACTCCTGTGGAAGCTGCCCAAGTTTATTACAATGTTGCCTCTGGGGTGACTGACGCTAGCGCCAGAATGAGCGTGTTTGAGGAATCGCTAAGATTGGCTGACGCTGGTCAAGCTGACATGATGGTTAGCTCGGCAGGTTTAATTGCCTCCGTAAATGCGTATGGACCCGAAGTGTTGAGCGCCGCAAGGGCGAGCGATGTTTATTCCCGCGCCACTCAAATGGGTGTTGGCACGCTGGATCAATTCGTAGCGGCGATGTCTCCATTGGCGGGGATGGCGGAGACGACTGGGGTCAGTTTTGAAGAATTAGGCTTGAATACTGCCTATATGACTTCAAAAGGCGTGACGGCATCCCAAGCGGCTACTCGTCAACAAGCCGTGATGCAAGCTCTCCTGAAGCCTAACAAGGAGATGGTGGGCGTACTGCACGACCTTGGTTATGCATCTGGAACGGCAGCCGTTGAGCAACTCGGTTTGGCTGGAACGGT